GCTAAATGCGTTGTGGGCAGCTTGCATCACAAATCAGTGTTTAGATACATTGACAAAGGTTCTGCTGAAGTTTACGGTTCTTTTATTGGTTCACGTGTTGGGGGGAAATCCCGAGTGGAGGCCACTCCAATTGCAAAAGCTCTTTCTAAACATGGTTATGAGACCAAATATGGTCCTCCCGTGATGAAAGGCTATGAGCCATGGCGAATAGCAGCGTTGGAAAGCGTTAACCCGAAGATCCGTTTTGACAATGATGTCATACATGAGTGCGTTGAAGCTCTTGTCTCAGACATTCTTGGAGATAACATGGATTTAAGTACACTACACGTGTACGATGACTTCACAGCGATTAATGGCGCTGCCTCTATTGCTTATGTCGAAAAGATCAACAGAAATACTAGTGCTGGTTTCCCATGGAGGAAAAGTAAAAAATTCTTCTTGAAAAGCGTTCCACCCAGATATGGATTACAAGATCCCGTTGAACCCACGCCAGAGATTATGGAGCGGGTTAATGAGATGTATCACCGTTACAAAAGTGGACAGCGAGTTATGCCTGTTTTCACAGCTCATTTGAAAGATGAAGCTGTATCGTTCAAGAAAATTGAAGCGAAGAAAACGAGGGTATTTGCTGGTGCGCCTTTTGACTGGACCATTTTAGTTCGAAAATACTTTCTAAGTACTATTCGACTTGTTCAGAATAATAGGTACACTTTTGAGAGTGGACCCGGCACTGTCGCTCAATCCTATGAATGGCACGAGATGTATGATCACTTAACACATTTTGGTTCAGACCGCATTGTAGCAGGTGATTACAAGGCTTTTGATAAAAGCATGTCATCCGTGTTCATATTAGCAGCATTTCGCATATTGATACGAATAAATATGGCAAGTGGAAATTTCACAGCCGATGATGAGCGTGTAATGTGGGGAATAGCCAATGATGTGGCATTTCCAGTTATGGATTTCAATGGGGATTTTGTTCAATTTTTTGGATCGAATCCCTCAGGGCATCCATTAACTGTCATTATCAATGGTTTGGTAAACTCCTTATACTTGAGATATGTCTATTATCATCTCAACCCTGACCATGTCGTTAATACTTTCAGAGCAAATGTCCGCTTGTTCACATATGGTGACGACAACATTATGGGGGTGAGTATTTGTGCCCCATGGTTCAATCACAGTGCTATTGCAAGTGTGTTGGATACATGTGGTATAGTTTACACTATGGCTGATAAAGAGTCAAAATCTGTTCCATACATTAACATGAAAGATGCAACTTTCTTAAAGCGATCTTGGTCCTATGACAAAGATGTTGGGGCTTATTTAGCCCCTCTTGATCATGACTCTATTGAGAGACAAATGACGGTGTGGGTGAGATCTAAATCTGTCTCCGCGCAGGAGCAAATAATTGATATTATTGCTGGTGTTACCAGGGAATATTTTTTCTATGGAAGGAAAACCTTTGAAAGAAAACAATTAATGCTCAAGGAGATCGTGGCACAAACGGAACTCGAACCATGGGTGGTTGAATCCACCTTTCCCTCGTGGAAATCGTTACATGATGAGTTCTGGGAGAATTCCAAACGAGTGGGCTGTTTGCCCCCTTGGCGTGAAGCCGAAATGCAAACACATGGCTTTGTTGACAAGTCACAACCAAAAGCAACCGTGCTAGGCAGTTACTGCACTGACCAATTATTTCATGACACCAATGTCAGTGAGTGTGGGTCTAGTATGACATCACAGGGGCGTTCCCCCAATACGCTATTTAGCGTAGGAGTCTGTGGTGCTCCAGAAGTGTTTATGGAACTTTGCGAAAGTCTGAGTCAACCTCGCAATTTTAATAGGCTTACTAATACTAAATCAACTTCCGGTTTATCTCCGAAAGACAATATGGATACATTGTATGATGTCCATACTGTTGGCGATAATACCAATGTTCATACTTTAGATGATTTTCTAGATTCTACATACACTATGCAGAGTTTAGAAGAGAAAATCACCACTTCAGGTGAAAACCTTAATCAACAGACTATTGGTTTTACTGATGAAGTTGGTGGTGATAATACCAGTATACCTGCCCCAATTAACTATGTTATGTCAGCTGGAGCGGTAAATGCTGAATTGGGTGATTACTTATCCCGGCCAACTGAGATAATTCGTTTCACGTGGGCGGAAGCTGGTACCATTGGTGCTACCTTCGAACCATGGGAATTGTTTTTTGATCAAGCAGCTGTTCGGAAGAAATTGGATAACTTTTACCTATTGCAGTGCAATCTTAAACTTAAGATTGTCATCAATGCTTCACAATTTTATTATGGAGCATTGTTGGCATCCTATCAACCTTTAAGTCTGTTTAATCCGGCACCTATTGCTGCGAGTACAGGTGAAGAGGAGATGGTTTTGTACTCCCAACGACCACATGTTGACTTATATCCCCAGAATTGTCAAGGTGGAGAATTGACTTTGCCTTTTATATATCATAGAGAATGGTTGAACATAACATCTCGTGCAAATTTGCAAGATATGGGAAGTTTAATTTTTAAATCTTACACACCTCTACTAAACGCCAATGGTGTCGTAGGGACAGGATGTGATGTCGTTGTTTATGCTTGGGCAGAAGATGTCAGACTATGTGGTCCAACGGTTAAGTTGTCCTTACAATCCAAAACCAAGGATGAATACAATGATGATGGCGTTATCTCAAAACCGGCTTCAGCAATTGCTAAAGCTACTGGTGATTTGGGTAACATTCCAGTCATTGGACCTTTCATGACCGCTACATCGGCAGTTGCGGGTACAGTGGGTAAGATTGCCAATATTTTTGGTTTTACCAATCCACCAGTATTGGATGATGTCCATGCTTTTAAAAGTACAGCTTTTCCAAATCTAGCGACTACGGATATAGGCGTGCCTTATGAGAAACTAACGTTAGATGCAAAGAACGAATTGTCCATTGATCCACGTATATGTGGAGCCGATCTGGGTGACGAAATGCAAATACATAGTTTCGCGTCTCGTGAATCTTTCTTGCGTTCTTTGACCTGGTCTACTACCTCAGTGCGGACCGTTCCGTTAATGACTATGCGGGCGACTCCCATATTGGCAAGGTTTACAACTCAGACTGGTCAAAAAACACTGTACAAAACACCTATGATGCACATAGCTCAAATGTTCAAATATTGGCGAGGTGATATTAAAGTGCGCATTAAAGTGATCTGTTCACCCTATCATAAGGGTAGGTTGCGAATTTCCTATGATCCTATAGGGGATATTGACACCAACTTGACAGGCGATACTCAGAATCAGGTTTATACTGAAATCCTGGACATTGCTGACAACACTGATTGCACGTTCAATATACCTTATGTGCAAGATTTGGCTTATATGGAGACAGGACCTGAGGCTTCCCAAGGTGCATATAATAATGCGGCTGGAACTTTAACCCCAACAACCAACGAAGGCATTGTCAATGGAGTGATAACTATCTCCCCATTAACAGTGTTAACGTCACCGGTTACTCCATCGGAAGTTCGGCTTCTGGTGTACGTATCTGCTGGCGATAACTTTGAACTGGCTGATCCAATCAGTATTCCTGGGGATTATTCTTACTATACTATTCAAGGTGATGTATCATACACCTCTGCTCCTGAAGATGTAATATTGATTGGGGGACATACTTCCACCACTGATGATAACATTAATCTTGTGTATATGGGGGAGTCAGTTAAATCACTACGAACCTTGTGCCATCGAGGCACCTTGCACAGTGTGATGCAAGAATTTGCTGAAGTTACACCAACTTATGGTGTCGCAACATATTATCATGTTATCCCCAGAAGACCACGGTTTCCTGGATTTGATATTGATGGAGGAGAATTTGCAGACACTGTTCTAGTTGCGGGTACTCATCCCTATAATTGGGTGAACTGGACTGCCATGACATGGCTTGAACCATGTTTTGTTGGGCAGAGAGGTTCAATTAATTGGGTTAGTCACCCACAACAACAACGTGAAAATCGTACTAGTATTTCACTTAATCGTGAACATACGACTTTATCAACTTTTGATTACTACGGTTTTTATGAGGGCGCTAATACACGTGATTCAATTTCTCGGGAATACATCATTCAAGGTACTCGCACTATGGAAGGTGCGGGTGTAAATAGTCAAGGTGTGCAAAACACTGTGCACTGTGTCGCTCCATTTTATGCGAATGTAAAATTCCAAACGACTAGTGCTAACGCACGAAATCGAGGAATTGCCGCAGACGGATCAAATAAAGACGCTATACGTGCTACAGCTGTTTTTAGTCCACTTAATGTGGAACCTAATGCTACTGCTTCACAAGCTTCTTCTGGATTTACGTCTTTCTACGTATCATCAGGAGTTGACTATAACCTTATATTCTTTTTGAATGTTCCAGTTACGTACAAGTACAATTTCATTCCAAGCGCTCCTTAATAGGGGCGCACCTGGTCAACCATAAGCACTAGCATTTCTGTGAAAGTCTAGACACCAAACGGGCC